AAATGTTTTAAAGGACGCTTGACTCTCCTGACACGCTGTTGAGGAGAGAGAGGAGATATCCAGTGAATATCCACAAACAAGCATGTCAGTTAAACTGTAACCCATTCTTTGCCCTCAAACAATAAGGCTTCAGCATTTCTTCTTTTCATTAGTCCCTCATTAGGAACACCCGCAACCTTATTCCATCTTTTAATTTGGTTTGGCACATCTGTCCAATCTTTTGCATTTAATTTTTTTAGAAGTGTAGAGGCACGCAAGTTGCTTGGACCTAAGTTAAAAACCCAAGATACCAAAGCATCAAACTCGTTTTGACTTAAATCAGGTTCAACCATTTCATTTATGTAGCCTTCATACTCGTGTAGCTCGTGTGCAAGTAAATCCTCAGCATCTTGTTTGCTAATGGTCATGCCGTCTTCTACTGGACTACCGTCAATAAGCTTAAGACTGCCAAAACCTATAGTAGCCTTATTAGCAGCGCATCTATAGCTAACCACGTTGCCATCTTTATCTGTGGGACAGCCTTCAAAAAATTTTATTAAGTTAATGCCTTCACTTGATGTTTTCATTTTAGTTATCTCCTTCTTTTGGTGTTGTAACTTTTTTATAATACACAACAACTTCTTTAAGCTCATTTATATACCTCTTTAATTCTTGCATGTTGTAAGCCATAAGCTCGTAGTCAGGTACAGACATTGCAAAAAATACAACTTGACCGCTTTCCTTTTCTATTCTTACTAAAAACTCATCAATATTTTCGTTTGAAACCACATACCAGTAAGGGTCTTTTAAATCTATCTCTCTAGGCATTATAGGTTGCACTATAGTTCTTTCTATAGGCTTAGATACAATCTCTACCTGTTTAGTTGGCAGCAGACTGCAACTGCAAGCCATCATCAAGACTGTCGATGTTACGACTATCTTCTTCAATGCTATCAAATACATCTTTGGTTCCTTTATTTACTCTTGGTTCTATTAATCCGGGTTTTGCTGCTGCTAATTTTGTTAAATTGTGACGCTTGAATATGTCAAGGTACCTTGACATTTCTTGTTGAATTTCTTGGTTGCGACTTTGTAGCTCTAATAAACTACCTGTCTGTAAGGCAAAATCATTTTGTAGTGTTTCTATAGCTTCTTTTTGTGTGGCTACAGCGCCTTCTAGTGCAATGTTATTAGCTGAAAGAGTTTGATTTTGGTTAAATAGATAATAGGTTATGCACGTTAAAACAAAAATAATACCTATAAAAACTTTGCTCATACAAACTTAGATAAAACCACAGAAAGTAAAATAAACGGATAAACTGCCCATATCATATTTTCTAGCTTATCAAAACGCTTTGAGCCGTCTTCTAGTCTTTTTTCTATGTTTGCGTATCTAATCGTACACTCTCTTTCGTGTGCTTCTATTTTAGTAATTGCTTCTTTTGTTGTTGCCATAAATTTTATTAATTTGTTGTATAAATTTTTAATGGTTTCTCTTTCCCTTTAACCTTGATAGATTCTAACACTTTTAATCTATAACCACAAAACTTTTCTGTTTCTTCGCCAATAAGTATGTCTACGCCTCTTTCTTTGGTTGCAGACTCTAATCTCGCTGCAATATTAACAGCATCGCCAATAGCAGAATAGTCAAACCTAGTATTGCTACCCATATTACCCACAACAGCTTCACCAGTATTGACACCAATTCCTATTGCTATGGCAGGCAAACCTTCTGCTATTAATTCTTTATTAACAGCTTCGGTATTTTTTATTATATCTAATGCACATTCAAAAGCTATTCTTTCATGATGCAAAACATCAAGGGGTGCTGAAAATATATACATCCCGGCATCACCAATAAATTTGTCTACTAAGCCACCATGTTTTTGTACTGCATCTACTTGTGCTGTTAAAACTTTGTTCATAATATATGTAACCTGTTCAGGTTCTACCGATTCACTTAATGCAGTAAATCCTCTTAAGTCTGTAAAAATAAAAGTGCATCTTCTTTTTTCACCACCTAGTTTTAGTAGGTCGGGATTTTTTTGTAATTGTTTGACTTGTCTTGGGTCAAGGTAATGTTCAAACTGTTTTTTTATCTGTAGACGCAATTTAAACTGCTCTCTAAAGCGTAAATAAAAACCTAAGGCACCAGTTATAAATTGTGAGACTAAAGTCCACGTTACATCTAGTAAAATTCCTGTCTGTATTAACCAGTAGCCACCTAAAGCCGTACACAGCATTGTCAAAATAGCTAATGCAATGCCTAGGGTCATGCCAAGATAATTGATTAGAAGCCATGTCAAAGAGACAATTATTCCAAAAATAAAGATTTCGGCTGCTAGAGACCAATCAGGTATTATTGGTGAGTTTTCTAACAAAATTGACTCAGCTAATGCAGCTTGTACTTTATGCGGTTCTAATAATCCAACCGGGGTTGCGATTTGTGGCATGATTCCATTGGCTGTGACTCCGATGATTACAAACTTTCCTGCAACATTCATTTCTTTTAATGTGGTTTGTGGTGTGTCTACCCAACTAATCCATTTACGACCTAGGCTATCTGTTTTGATTGGCGGTAAATGTCTGACTGCAATTTCTTGAATACCATTATCATTTGTAGTGATAATGTAGGACCTTGTTTCTGTTAATGCTTTTAATATTTCTGTGCCAAAACTGGGCGACCATCCATTAGGTGTTTTCATTAATAAAGGTATTCTTCTGACTAGGTTATCTATATCTACTGGTGCCGTTGCTATGCCTTGATAGCTTTGTTCTTTTAGCACATCTATATTTTCTACAATGCCTTGAGTTGGTATGCCGCCAACCTCATTACCTTTTATGACGGTGCCAACTGTTTTTGGGTATTGACCATTTGGTGTTTCAAACATTGCTAAGACGCTTGGTGCAAAAGAAAGAGATTGTGCAAATACATCATCACCACCAAATCTATCTGCCTCTGAAAAGCTAATTGACCAACCCACTCCAATGGCTCCCTCGTTAATTAAATCAACTTGTATCTGTGCTAAGTCTCTTCTAGGAAACGGAAAACCTCCTCTTTCTCTGACATCAGATTCTGATATGTTAAGAATTACAAAGTTGCCACTTGGCTGTTGTTCTTTAACCAGTGCATCAAATGTTTTTAGTTTGAGTATTTCTGTTGGGGTAGACTGAAACACTAGCGGTAAGGCTAGTGTTATCAATATTGGTACAATTAGTTTTTTCATCAATAACTTGAATCTTCAAAAATTTTATCAATGGTAGCATGATGTTTGTCAAACTGCTCCTTTGTCGTCCTGTCCTCCGCCTTTTGTGCTTTTGCAATTACTGATTCAATCTCTTCATAATTGTTCCAGTCAGGTTCAAGGTTATCGCACCTTTGTTGGTCTAGCATAATTGCTAGTGGTGTCATTGTTTCACCGTTTTTAAGACCCAGTACAATTGCAGGCTTGCCGTCATCCCAAACACAGACCAAGCAAAGGTCCTTTGGATTCTGTTGGATTAAAGTCATCTTCTCATACACTTTTTGTAATGTAGGTTTACTCATTATGCAACCTCCTTAGTAACTTCAAACTTTCTGTTGTGGTCTATAAATCTAACGCCAACCTTAAAACTATCAAACAAAAGTGCATCATCAGAAACTATACTAATCAGCATTTTTATTTGCTGTCCACTCAGCTCATCCCAGTAGTATTTGTTTACACTTGGCTTTCTTGAAGTATAGTCACCATTAGCATAGTTGGTGTATACTTTTTGAAAAGCAACCATTGATGCATAAGCCAAAGAATGTTCATTATTTCTTACATGCTTATCTGCCATGCTTAATTGTTGTAAGGCTTCTACCCAAATATATTTAGGTATCTGTCTTTCTATTTTATAAGCTGTAACTAAACTCATTTTATTGGATATTAGTTCTAGTATTGTATTGTTAGTTGGTTTACTCATATTAATTAACTCCTTTTTATTTAATATACTTACCATTATACATAGGTTGCAACAGAAGTCAACACTTATCTACACTTAATTAATCTGACTGAGTAATTGTTATGACCGAATCACCGCCACCGTTTACCTTAACCACATTAGAAATACCATCTTGTATAAAGATGACTGTGTAAGAATTGCTGCCATCTAAATCCACCCGGACGCTTTCATTAACCTGTCTTCTAAGACTTACAAGATTACCTGTTATTAAAGTGGTAATTTGTGTTTCAGGGTCTCTGCCTAAAAGCGTTCCTGTTATTTGAGTGCTAGTTGCTTGTGCTAAGGCATCTTCATCTTCTGCTATAGCAAGTGCATCTAAAACATTTAATAAGTCTTCTAAATAATTTACATCAAGATAATTAATTGAAAGCTCATTGTATTCAAGGCTATCGTCAGAAAGAAAATCCTCAGCAAGATAGTCTATATCTAAATCATTAAAATCTAGCACGCTGTCACCTTTTTTTGTTGTGGTTTCTTCTTGTATGACTATCTCTTCTTTGGGAGGGGTGACAATAAGCATGTTATCTATAACATCAAGCGTTAAATCCAATATCACAGGTTTGGATGGTGTTGACTCAAACACACTAACTGTTGTTGCTTCGTAAGGTTTGTTGAGTATGACACTTCCCATGGCGGTGACTACCTCTATCTCTCCGCTTGATAATCCAAGTGCGTCAGGTAAAAGTATAATTAATGACCTACCTAGCTCATCTACTGTGGCTGTAAAATCGGTACCTCTTATTGCTATATTGGCTGTAGGTGTTTTAAGAATAATGTTTTGCTTGTCTATACGATTTAAGTTGCCGGTAATAAACCTTGCTGTCCCAAGACCAAAGGTGAGAGCCATCTTAGATTTGGATGGGTCCGGGTCGTAAATGTATTCGTCAATTAACAATTGCGAGTGTTCTGTCAAGCTTACTTTACTATCATCCAAAAAAGTAATAGACATTCTGCCATTAGTTGTAATAGCTTCATCATTGCTTTGTATAGCAAATTTTAAAGTAGCATCTAGTGGCTTGTCTCTTACTATTTGTGCCGAACCATTTAGTTCAGATATATCACCTATATCTTCAACAGCCTGTGCTTGTACCTTGGTCGTTTTGGATAACGCAAACAGTAGAACTAGCGTTACCGCCATTTGATATAATTTTAAGCCAGTCATTATCTTGGGTACTCAGTTGTTGAATATTAAAGGTTCTTGAACCGCCAGTATGGTCTAAGTAAAAATATCCACCTGCTGAAGCATTGGCACCTGTACCTGTATAGGTTAATGTATTATCCGACCCATCTATATCAACGTAGTTCGTGGCTCCGTCAATGTTAATGTTTGAAGTAATAGTATTGTTAGAACCTTGAATAATCCAATCTAAATTTAAAGATGCTGCAATTGCAGTTGTTCCTTGGTTTAAAGTAAATGTATTGCCACTACCTGTCACAGCTACATTTTGGTCAGAACCATCTGAACTGTATGTATCTGTAGGGTCTACTTGTATAGTGAATGTATTAGTGCCACCAGTAAAGTTGTATAAACCTGTAAAGTTATCTGCAAAGATGTCTCCGAGAAACTTATTAGTTGCACCAATCATATTAATATCAAGCGTCATGGTGTTTCCGTCTAGGTCTAGTGCATTAACACTGCCTGCCGTTGAATTTAACCCGCCAATAATGTTAGATATTCCTAACTGCTCTAAATCTATATTTGCGCCAGTACCTGATTGGTCTACAAATATTTCGTTGTCTGCTGCAAAAGCTCCTAAAGAAACAATAGCTATTATGCTTATTAATTTATTTTTCATTCTATTATTCTACTCCTTCATTTTTAGGTTGTAAAACCCAGTATGATTTGTTATAACCAATTTGTATTAACTCTAACACTGCAGTTTCAATGGCTCGCATCAATGCAATAGTTCCTGACTCGTTTCTAGCGTTACCCATTTCTATCTCTACTAGCTCGGTATTAGCCTCTATAAACCTAAAAATATCGTCTGATTTTCCGTAAGAAAATATAGTTTTTTCTGTCAAAACTTCTATTAATATCTCGCCAGTTGCTACTGATACCATTCTTAAAGACAAGGTAACGCTGTCTTCTCTATACATAACAGAGGAACTAACGCCTAACCAACGTGCGCCTGCACCTCCGCTAGTTAGATTGGTTTCATAAGAAATAACAGCACCTTCTATAAGAACGCCTGCAAATAATAATGGTCGCAACGCTTTCTTTTTATCTTCTTCTGATGCAGATTGTTCTCTTGCAGAACGAATGAGCTGTCTCTCTTTGGTCAAATTATCTAAACCAACTCTTTCTACTACTACAAAAAAATCACCGTCTGCTGCATGTTTTAATGCTCTAATTAATAAAGAACTTGGCTGTTGTGTTATAGCTGTACTAAATAAAGCAAACTCACTGTTACTTTTTCTTTGTCCTGTTTGGTCTGTAAAGGATGATGGATAAACAGCAACTACTGGTTTTACTTGTGGCTTTTGTACATTGAGTAACTCTGCAGATTGCAGTTCTGATATTTTTACAACATCTTTTGCTTTAAATCTTTGCTCATAAGTATCGTCAAATTGGTCAAAGACTGAACAACTAGAAAGTAAAAGTACCGATAGGAATTGTAATTTCTGTAACTGTGCCATCTGCTTCTGTTATTTTAAGTGTTAATGTAACACCATCGCTTGTGTATTCTATGGTGTTTCCTTCTAAGGTTATTGTACCCGAGCTTGATGGTGTTTCGCCAAATAGGTTGTTTACAAGCTGTCTTGAAAGCTCGGCATACACTCTTGATTCAAGATTACGCATAAAACGAGCAAGCGTTGAGTTTTCTTTTTCTCTTTCTATTTCTTCTTGTATGGCGCGGATTTCTTCTTTAATGGTTAATTTTCTTGAGAACTCTTGGTTTTCAATCGTAAGCCAATGAGAGCTTGTGCCTATACCACTAAAACTAGGTGATTTAAACTTATGAACCATTTGGTCTGCTCGCAAGTTTTGCGTAAATATGCCTATAATTAGTGCTATTCCTACAGCCATAACAAGCCATAGAATTTTATCTTTTTCAGCTTCTTCTTTTCTACGCTTGAGTTCTGCGTTACTTGGTCTGCCTACTTTTCTTTTAAT